TCTAGCTTTGTATCTAACGTTACCAGTATCAAAGTCACCTTCCATTGCAGTTGTCAATGGTGCTCTAGTGAACATTTTCATACCATTTGGTACATCAGTGATAATGTAAAATGAATCAGTATCAGTTAAAAAATTATTCACTCTATAACCTTGAGGAATCATTCCCATTGATCCTAATGCATTGATGTCATTATCAGCAGTTCCAACTCTACCTTGAGACTTCATAAGTCTTTCAGCTTGAAATTGGTTTGCAGATGGAACAATCATTTTGACTGCTTTAGCTGCAATTCTTAAACCTCTTTCATCAGTCATGCCAGATATATCAATCATAGCTTGCTCTAATGAAGTTTCATTTAAGTCTGCTTGTGTTGTTAGTGTATTTTTAACGCTAGTTCCGCTCACAGTTGTGTGGGCAGTGTTAAACAAAGAAACTGCATCACCTGAATCAAATGAGTCCGCCGTAGGTAGACCATTGTTTAAAGGTGCTGCTGCTTTTACTTGTTTAGTGTTACTCATAGATCTTGCTAGAGCTTTTGTGTATCTAGAAGAAATTCTATCGTAAAGATTGTCTTCGATAGCTTCTTCAGTGATAGCAAATGCTAAAGCAACTGTTTCATGAGTGTATCTAGCAGAGAAAGATTCTTGTGCATTATCAAATGCTACTCCAGAACCTTCACTCTTTACACTTGCGTTTCCGAAACCACTTAACATTACTTCTTCTTCAAAAGCTCTGTCAGATGATTCGTTAGTATAAATCTCAGCGTGCTGATTATCATACCTTTTGTATTCCAGGCCGAATAGTGCATTCAATCCTGGCTCTAACTCCTTAACGAGTTGGTGTCGTGATATTGCCATAATTTATCTCCTATTCCTTATGACCCAGAACTATCAATGTATTGGTTCAAGTTTTGAACAACTTCAACATTACAAAATGCTGCCGTTAAGTCCCCATTCTCAGGGTCTTCAACACCTCTTAATAGTCTCCAAGTGTTATTTGTTGCGTGTGTGTCGCCGATATCTAGTGTGTTAGATGACATACCTGTAGTTGTACTTCCAGCTGCAGCGTTTGTATCGAACGTATCTAAATACACTGCGTGTGCAGCAGGGATGTTTGCAGCTACTGCTGCATCACTTGCTACGTGGAAGATTTGCCAAGGGTAGTCATTAACAAAAGCTACGATATCACCGCCGTCTTTTGCTGTTGCTGGTGTAATAGCACCATTATAATGATTGTTGAACGTTGGTTTCAACGTCGACGCATCCTCATAAAAGATACCATATAAGACACCAATTGATTCAGCCGTAGCTGCATCTTCAGCTGTTACAACATAACCTGCTGTAACTTGTACTGCGCTGCCGTAAAACAAATCAATGTTTACAGCGGCATCGATAAAGTATTTAGAAAGTCCTTGGATTGCAGGTGTGTTACCTAACGTTCCAGCCGATCTAAAACCATATCCTGCTGTTTGTCTATTAGCCATAGTTTTATCTCCTTATGAACCTGCCCGTGAGGGCCTCCAGTTCGGTTTAATTTAATTCGTTGGTTAAAGTAAAAATTACTTTTTGCCACCGAAGGTTGTGCGAGACTGCCTATCAACATTGATGGGCATACTCTTGTGCTCTTCCCTCATTAAATCGTTGTCTATAGCTTCTTCCTGACCTTGAGATTGTTTCTTAAAGTATTCAGTTCGTGCTTTTGCGATTTCTTCGGGCACCCTTGCGAGTACAAGGCCACCTACTCCAATCACTCCTGCGTATTTACCATCAGTGACTACGGGATAATCAGCATCTTTATATTCGTCAGCTCTCACTAACTCATAACCAGATCTTAATCTTCCAGAGATATTTTTAGAATCTTGAAATCCTAAACTCTCCGCTCGTATCCATCTGTGTCGGAATCCATCCGGCGCAGTCGGTGCATCTAGAGAAGATGGAGGAGCCCACTCTTTTGGTCTTTCAGTATTTGACCGAGTTTGGCTCGCACGTGAAGTTACTTTTTTTTCTTTTTCTTTTGTCATATGCTTATGCTCCTTCCGTGAGTTTTATTTGTTTTGCATACTCTTCTAGTGGCACACCTAATTTTTTAGCTATTGCTACCTGTGAAGATGTGAGTCTTACAGTTTTGCGACCAGATTTTACGCTTCTATTAGCTGAAGCGACCGACTGAACGGGCTTGGCCGTTTGCTTAGTTCCAGTATTACCAAATTTATGGGGAAAGTCAACTTTTATTCTATTATCAACTTCTGCATAATATTCAGTAGATTGAGGGTCAAACCCTTCAGCAACTAGATCTTTATGGATCTCAAATGCTGTATAAGTCATCGCTCTATCCTGTCCAAACCATGTATTTCTCCCTGCCCAGGCCTCTGCTTGAGGGTCCGGTGCGGGTAAATCTTGCACTGTTGGTTGAGGTATATTACCACCATCTTGTAATCGTACAGGTTGCTGTACAACTGGTTGTTCTTGTTTTCTTTGCTCCAACTTTGCATTTTCAAATGCAAGTGTAGCAATTCTTTTATTAGCCTCAACTTGAGCAGTTGCATCACCAGCTTCGATTGCCATTGCAAGTTCTTTTTGCGCGGAATCCATTCCTAGTTTTACATTGTCCTCAAATTTTTTAGTGTAATCAGAATCAACTTTATTAAATCTCTCTTGATCTATTTGTCTTTTCTGTTCTACAGCTCTAGCATATTCTACAGCAGCTTGTTCTCTACGTTCCGCTTCTCTCATCTTACGAGTAAGTTTTGCAATACGTGATTGAACACCTTTACTATAATCTTCTAATTCTTCATTGCTCTTTGTTTCTGGTTCAACTTTTGTTTCTTCTGTTTCTTCTGTTTCTACTTTTATTGTTTCCTGTTCCGCGGGCGCAGTTTCCTGTACCGTTTCTTCTGGTAAACTAACTTCGGTATCTGGACCTGAAGTATCTAAATCTACCATTACTTCATCTTTTTTTATTTTATTTTCTTCTGGCATAGTATCCTTCCTATGTTAAAATTTATGTAGAATATCCGTTGGATCTTCTACGGTTGCTAACACTTCATCCTCGTTTAAAAGACGTACTTCTCCACCATCAATTTCTATTCGTGATCCTGCATAACGAGCAAAGACCACCCAATCACCAACCTTGCACCACGGACCATTTGGATATCTCTCTTTATCAACATAACAAGCATCTCCCATCGCAAGTACGTTTCCGCATTGTGATGCTACTTGTTGTCGGTCTATAGTTTCACCACCTAGTAAAAGTCCGCCTTTTGTTTTTTCATCCATTCTAAATGGTAAAACAAGCATTCTCCAACCAGTTGGTTTTGGTAATTTTGTAGTTTCTTCTGTAACTTCTTTTTTTTCTTTTGATTTTTTTACACCTACTAAATCTTTATTTGGTAGTGTTATCTTTGGGCTTGCCGTCCCCAATATTGATGACTGTTCCTTCATTTTTCTCCTCTGAGTTAAGCAGGCTAGAAAGTTCCTGACGCACTAATTCTAGTGCATTTATTTGTCCTAATATATACCTGTATTTTTCCATGCTGTCAACACCAGTGGTTACAACATTAGTTAGATTCTCTAATTGTAATTGTAGTGCTCTTTGTAGTTTATAAATTACTGTTTCGGGGCTCATTAACAATTCCACTTTCTAAGTGATTTAGATAATCTATCATCACCTGTATTATTGCTTGGTTTTTGTCTCTTTCTCATACCAGTCATTCTAGCACAAAATGATTTTCTACGATTAGCGTCTTTAGAACCTGCTTTTAATTTAGAAGGTTTAGTTGTGACTGCTGTTTTAAGTTTTGATCCTGGATTAGCTGCTCTGTAAGATGCAACGCCTTTTTTATTTAATCCGCCAGATTTAGATTTTCCTTCTTTTCTCTGCCATGCTGCAGTTCTAGCCATTACGCTTTTTTAGTTGGCTTCTTTGCTGTCTTAGCTGCTGCTATAAAATTAGCTTTTGTTGGTCGACCTTTGTCTCCAGCTTTTGCCATCTTTTCTCCTGAACCAGCTTTGATTCTATCTTTTTTAGCTTTAATGTTTGCATATAAACCGGCTCCACCGCCTTTACCAAATTCTTTTCTCATCATTCCACCACCCATAGCTTTTTTTCTAGCGATGAATTTTGCTTTTGGATCCGCAGCAGTTACGTTTGGATTTCTATCTAGTCCGTGAATAACACTTTGCATTCCTAAACTTGATTTTTTCTTTTTCTTAACGTCTTTACCTTTTTTATAACTCATTCTCATATTATTTGTCTCCTTTTAAAGCTTTTTCAAACATTTTACCTATTACTTTAGAATTGTCTTTAATAATTTGTTTTTTTTTATCCGATTCTTTTACAGCTTTTCCTACAGGAGCAAATGTAAATTTTTTGCCTTTAAATTTTGGGTTTGCCATTTCAAATTTAGTTTGTTTTAATTTTGCAGCAGAACCTTTTCCTTTTTGTATTGCAATAGCTAGTTTACTTTCAGCTTTACCTAAACTTGTTGTATTAACTTTTGCTTTAGGTGTTAAGAATTCAAATACTTTTTTTCCTGCTTTAAAATATTTTGACATTATTTTCCTACC